ACGACGACCAAAATTGTTCTCACGAGCAACTTTGATGTCTTCTTGCAATTGGTTCAGTTCAGCCTTCAGATGACGGCTAACAGCAGAACTCATTTTTTGTGCAGATTCTTTGATGAATCGTGACTTGAGTCCTTCTAGCTGACTACGAGCTTCACGTACTAAACGAACTTTTGTTTCTACAACATCACGTTTGTCTTTGGCGAACTCTGTAATTTCTTTAGCTAGAGCCTGCACTACGAAGTTTTCAAGTTTGTTGACACCTTCGGCATGCATCTTACGGTCTTTACGCAGTTCAGAAATTTCTTCAGAAAGTTTTGTAACCATAAAGCTGTTAAACTTAGTGGCTGATTCTTTCATCTTGTGTTGAAACTTCACACGGTCTTCGGCCAAGTTACGCTTTTCAGCAGCAACTTGTACCAGTTCTCCTGCGAGACCTTCTGTTACCATCTTATCTAGGGCTTCTACCATCACTGACTTGTCGTGCTCATAGCGTTGTGCAAACTCCTCACGAAGTTCAGCACGAACCATCTCACGAGCTTCTGTCAGTTTAGATTCCCAAGCTTCGTTGAGTTCCTTACTGACATCTTCGTTGATTAATCCGCTATCTAGCAATGGTTTAATAGCATCAAACATGCTTTATTCTCCTTAGATTTTAAGTTCTCGGATAAGGCGTTTAACCTCACCTGCGAGATACTTTTTCACTTTGTCGTCCTGACCAGACTCTCTAGCCATCTCTAAGATCTTATGACCGTTTCTCATGTTCATGAGACCTTCATAGATTGCTGTAGGATACGCATTAGGAGCACTGGGTTGGGCAACCACATCTATAGTGACGATTTCAAAGTCACTTACATGTCCGGTTCTGTCATCAACATTACCTGATCCACGACTGCTAACACCCAGCTTCACGCCCGATGTCAACAGTGTCTTTATCAATTCACCCATTGGGGTTGGCAGAATTTTCAACTTACCGCAACCAGCATGTCCGTCCATCCACATGCCTTCAACTGTGTGACACACACGATCTAAATTAATCTTGAGATCGTCTGGATGGTCCACTTCACCTAAAACGGAGTTACCGTTACGGATCTGTTCGTTGATGGTTTCAACTGCCTTGATAATTTCGTGTCTAGGATAGATACGCTCATTTGCATTTTTCTTGTCGCCTTCAATGCAAATGCCTTTGAGATAGAGGTGCTTCTTGCCGCCAACATCAGCTTCTTCCAAAACTTGGATGTTGGCTTGGCTAAAAGTAAGATCTTCTCTTAGGTATCTAGATGACATCTAATTAACCCTTACGACCGCTTGGTAGTGGGCTCTTTGTGTTCACGCCTGATGCTTGGCCCAAATGTGGCTTGGTAGCAGGCTTGAGATCTTGTGTTGACTGAGCAGGTGTGTTGCCCACTTTGCCAATCAAGTCTTTGGTTGAGTTGCGATAAGCAGGGGTGTCATGATGACCACCTTCGCTTGCGCCTGTGTGTACTGGCTTGCTGGCCATACCAGTTGCGCCTGAGTTAAATGCCACAGGACCTGCTTTGCCATTGCCTTGTTCAGCAGTGACTGGCTTTGGAGCAGCTTTCAAGCTGATAGCTTCCATCATGCCTGGTTCCATTTCGCCAGTGTCGTCCATTTCAATAGCGTCGCCGCCTTCATCAGGACCAAAACCGTCGCCGTCGACCATGCCCATGTCGTCACCGCCCATGGCAGCTTCAAACTCGGCCATCAACTGGTCCAGTTTGTCTTCTAAATTCATAATGTCGTCTTTGGTAGCAGTTTCATCACTGCCGCCTTCGCTACCACCAAACTCGTCGTGATCAGCTTCTAAATCACCAGTTAGGTCGTCGCCAGCTTCTTCAGCTTCGTCGTCAAATTCAGCATCAGCGTTATCTTCGCTTTCCATGCTCATTTCTTCTTCGGTTTCGACGTTGTCAATGAGGTCTCCGGCTGCACCGCCGTCTGCGCCCATCATGCCTTCTTCAAGGTCTTCTTCTTCGGCTTCGTCTAGTTCTTCTTCGGCTTCTTCAGCCATTAAGTTTTCATAGATAGCACGACTTTTTTCCACAACAATGTCGTGAAAAAGTTCGCGGGCTTTTTGTTCTTCGTCATTAATGACGTATTCGATTAGTTGTTCGAAACGGTTCATATTGGGTAAACTCCTATAGGTAAAGTGTGCTGTTATTTAATATAACAGTCAAAAACTATAGTGTTTACCCCTCAAAACGGCTGTTTTTTCTCGCCGACTGATTAGGCTAAGGGTTGTGCTGGGGGTTGATACTGTTTGCGTATCAGTTTGAGTTTGTCTTTGAATTCTACCGAACGAATGTCGTTCATTTTGCGCAGTTTGTTTAGTTGACGCAATGTAAGACGAGTCTTGCGCAGGTCGCTGAGTTGCAATTGACTGTTGTCTTGACTCAGGTCCTGATAGGCTTGAGGCTGTTGATTGTAGATTTCTGTCAGTAGCATGTTGTTATTTATAACGTTCCTGGTGCGCCGGGGCCAGCAGCTGGAGGCGCTGCTCCGGGTCCTGTCATGCCTGCTGCGCCTTCTGCGCCTGGTTGATTCATGGCTGCCATCTCGTCTCCCATAGCAATGTCAGATTCCATACCACCTGGTGTTACGCCCACAGCTCGTAAGTCGCTACCGGCCACAGGAGGTGCATCAACGTCATCATGTTCTTCACGCCACATTTCTTCGTTCTTCTGAATTTCATCTTCAGTCAATCCCAAGAAACGTTCCAGCATAAAACGCTTGCTCATGTAAGGCAACTGTTCTAGTGCAGTAAATGACGTTATTCTGGTGTTATCTAATTCGCTTTGACGATAACTTGCAAAGTTTTGTGGCGCATTAAACTTGATGTTGAACAGGCTAGAGTCAATGTTAAACCCGCGCCATTTTAAGAACATCTTGAATTCATCGTCCAATTTCTGCACAATTAGTGCTTGCAAACGCTCACAATACTGGTTGAATCTGTACTCTTGAATAAGGGCTGTGCCTACTTTTCCGTCGCTTGTTACACGGTCTGAGTCGTCTGGACCAGTGGGCAAATAGCTGGATGGCACACGCAAGCCACGAGCCATTTTGTTATTAAAGTACTTTAAATCGTCAATTTCGCCTAGGTTCTGACCGCCTGGCAATGTTTCAACTGATGAGCCACGACCGTCTTGACCTTGCGGAAAGAAGTAGTCTTCACCCACTGAAAGTGGGTTGTAAGATGCATCCATCATGTTGTTGCCGCCACCTGTTACTGTGGGGATTCTGCGTTGATGCATTTCGTTTTTCACACGTTCCACAAACTGCATGGCCAAGTGTGAAGGCATGTTGCCCACGTCAATTTTGAAGATTCGTCGCTCTGGAGCACGTTGCACACGATAGATCAAAATAGAATCTTCTAGCAATTGCTTTTGTTTGAACACCATGTAGATGTTTTCCAATATGCTTTTGCCAAATGGCCAAAACACATCCAGGCCTTCATTCAAGCTCATATGCACCACATGCTTGGCGTCCAAACAAACTTCGTTCATGGCTGTCATGAACCTTGAATTTCCTGTTCCGCCGCCTGTGCCGCCGTTGGGCATGGTATAGTTAGAGCTGCCAGAAATTGACCCAGTAACAGGATTGGTCATGTAGTCTGTGGTAGTCTTTGCTGCCACAGTCATGTTTTGGAAGTTGGGGTTGATGTCACGGATCACATACTGTTCAGGACGTTTGCCTTCTGATTCGTTCACAATCACACGGGCCAACTTGCTCATGTCCACCCACATCATTTCAAATGTTTCTGGATCACGCACAAAGATTTGATCGCCATACTTGATGGTGTTGCGGAACAGTTTGAATATGCGCTGGTCTAACTTGTTCAGTTTCACCCACTGCTTCATCTGCTTGCGGATGATTTCAATTTCGTGATCGGTAGGCTTGTCTTGGTAGTCAATGTCAAATGGCGTGCCGTTTTGTTCGTTTAGCTGTGTGGAGAACTCTGCAATAATGTCCAAGCAGGCGTTGATTTCTGAGTCCATGTCCATGTTCTCATACTGGTTGTAACGCTCAATACGATTGGGGTGTCCTGAGTAAACTTCAGGCAGTCTGCTGGCATAATTTCGAAACACAAAATCGTTTGTGTTGTTGCCTGTTCCGCCGTCGTTTTTGCCATATCCAGGAAATCCAAACTGGTTGGTGCCTGATATAGGACTCATCACTCCAGAAGTGTCTGCTACTTTGAAGTATTTTTTCCAGCCGGGTTTGTTTTGTTCTGCCATGGTTGTTTATTTACCGTTAGTTCTGTGTGTAACGCAACATTTTTTCGCTGGCCCCAGCAGCCGCAGCATTGGTTCTGCTGATTTCTTTTAGTGTAGCCAGCATTTCAGCGTCCAATGGATTCTCTGTTTGCTGTTGAGCAATCATCTTAGCAAAGAAATCTTCGTAGAATGTTTTCATCATATCAGCAAACTCAGTTCTAGTTTGAGCAATTGCTTCGCTGCTGTCTTTCTTGGTGTCAATCAGTTCCTTGATTCGTCCAGCAAGTGCATCAGCTACTGTGTCTGAACCTACCATCTCGGACATTCCTCTTGTTCCAATTTTAGCTTGGCCTAAATCATAGTTCATCAACATGCCTGATTGCACAATTTCTTTCCAGAGTTTTGGATCAGTGATCATCTGTGTGGATTTGTCGTATGCTCCTAGTTTGCCAGCAATTTTTTCCAATATTGCCAGATCAGTGGACATTGGACCCATGGTATAACCTTTGAGCTCGTTGTATCCTCCACCAAGACTGTCAATATCTTTACTGTTTATATGAACTGGGAGTTTTCCATCCTTAAGTGGAATTACTGCTTCATCCTGGCCACCTTCGCCAATCACTGCACGGGTACCTCCTGGTCTAGCCGGTACTATACCTCCATCTGCTAACTGAATATCGCCGCCTTCGTTTTTGGCCACACTAAAGTGCATAGCATCTTTTACTGAAGTCCAATTGCCTCCCCATCCCAATCCCATTTGTTTTGCCACACTGGCAACATTTGCTGGCATATCTGTAACCAGTTTAGAACCAAAAGGATTAGCACTTGGATTAATATCAATGGCGGCACCGTGAGCATGAACACTTTTTACTCCTGGTTGTCCCCGGACGTCACGATCAACGTATCCGCCAAGAGAGTTGATTGCATATCCCTGACCATCGAGCCAATCAACTAACCCTTGAAATCTTGGTGCGTATTTTTCATTGACCGATGTACTTGGGCCACTTTTACTACTTATTCTTGTTAATTTGGGTTTTTCTTCCTTGCCGCCTCCACTGCCAACTGCTGCATGAGGTTCCGGACCAGTCATTCCTTGAGGCGCAGGTGCTGATGAACTAGCTGCTCCCCCGCCACCAGCTGCTGGTGCTGCGCCACCAGCACTGCCTGATGCTGGTGCTGCCGCAGATGGTTTCATAAGTGCAGCAGCTCTTTCTGCTTTTTGTTTTTTTCTACGTTCGTTGGTTTCTCTTAGCTGTGCTTCTCTTTGTTCTCTAGCAGTTTGCTGACTTTCGGCGGCTGCAAGATCTGCGGCTTTTTGTGCTGCGGCTTTTTGTTCTTTTGTGGCGTTTGCATCAGCTGCGGTTGCTCGAGCTTTGTCGGCTGCTTCTAATGCTGTTTGAGTTGTAGCTCCGTGTGTTTGTTTTGCTTGAGCTAGGGTTTGTGTTTTTTTCCGTTCAGCATCTCCGGTCATTTTTCCTAACCATTTTGCCGCCGCCAATGCTGCTTCAGCCAATGCAAGATTGGCTTCACTAGCTGTATGTGAAGTTGAAATGTACGTATCCATTCCAAGATTAACCAGTCTTTGCTGTTTTAATTGTGTTTCTCTAACATTGTTTTCTGCTTCAGCGGCCTTCTTGGTTGTAGGATCTTTCAACATGTCCGCACGTTCTTTGGCTGCTTCGGCAAATAGTTTTCCTAAATCTTTGTTGAAATTTTGTTCAGCCAATCTACGTTCTTTGTAGGCTATAAACACATCACCAGCAACACCCATTCCAGTGATGCCTGCCATTGATTCATTGAGTTCTTTGCCAGATTTAGCTTGTGCTTTCATGGCATCGTACATGTCATCATTGGTTCCGTTTACATCTCTTAATGTGTTTACAAGTTGTTGGCCGCCTTCGCCGTATGACATGAAAAACTTTTGATTTTCACTTGATGTTCCAAGAAACCCAGTCAAACTGTCTCTAAGTCCTTTAGCAGATTGTGTGCCATACATCTTTTGTTGCATGATAATGGCATTTTGAATTTGTTCTGCTTTTTTTACACCTTCTTCGCCTTGCGATCGCATGTTGTCCAAGAATGAGCCAAATATGTCTTCGGCCATTGCTTCATCAAGAATTTTTTGTTGTTCTTCTCTATTGGCTCCAGTGATACGTGTGAGCGCATCAGTTTCTGCCACATATTTCATTACCGCAGTACTGCTGGTATCCATTTGTGCTTTGGTGCCAGCTGTGAGCAATCTTTGTTGTTTAATATAGGCCATGGCTGCTTGGGATTGCGCTTCTCTATCCAAGCCCATTTGCTCCATTTGAACCCGTTGATCTTTGCTCAATGATGACATTGTGTTTTCAAAGATCTTGCGGCCTTTGTTTACTGATCCTCCAAACATGGCAAGATCACTGGCATTTTCGTTAACAAGTTTGATGTAGGCACCAAACTTTTCTGTGCCCATGCCAACTTTTTGCAAGCTGTCAAACACATCCTGCATGCCGCCTGCACCTGCGGCACCTGCCTTGGCCATGTCTTGATAGGCTTTGTATATCTCGTCAGTTTGTTCGGCAATCAACTTACCAGACTTGATCAACTCACTGGTTAGCAATCCTATACCAGCAACTAGACCTTTGACTAGTGGACCACCTGGTACCAACAGCGCCAAAAATACGCCAGCATATTTGGCTGCTTCGCCCATGGCATCAATAGAAGCAGCAGCGGCTTTATTGGCACTGCTACCTTTGTATACTTCTTTCTGATAGTTTACAAAAACCCCAGCTAATGCTTTGGCTGCTTCAGACGCCGCATCCATTTTGGCAGCAAATTTAGAAGCAGCTTCTTTGGCATCTTTGTCCGCTTGGGTCGCTTTGAGTTGCTCTGCACTTTGGCCGTA